CGGTGGTCGCCGTATCATTGTATCAAAATGGATGGAAACACAAGGATTTGATAAACTTGCTGAAAGGTGTAGAATAATACACGATAAGTTGGCTAAAGGTGGAAACATTATGAGAAAGCTTGTCCACTTTCCTAAAGAAACTATTGGTGCATTCGTTGGACACTTACCTAATAATCTCACTCATCCAGATGAAGATAGGTTTTTGACTATAAGAGAATGCATGTCAATAATGAAACTGCCTGAAGACTTTACGTTACAAGGTGGACTAAAGAATTTAAATCATATATGCCAAAATGTGCCTGTTACTACAGCTGAAGATATGGCTGAGCACGTAAAGAAGTTTGTTGATGGTAGATTGGATAATCAAATGCTAGATACAAACTTTTTAATTCAAGATAACACAAATAAAAGGTTAAATTTTGAAAAAAACAGTGTACATTTAGATGCTTTTATGGTATAATATAACTATTATTTGGAAGGAAAAATAAATGTCTAGTATAATGGATAAACTTAAGAAGAATAGCAAATCAGATTTTACGTCAATACTTGCTGATTCTAAATTTTTTAATGATAAAGATATGGTACCAACAGACGTACCTATGATAAACGTAGCCTTGTCTGGCTCAATGGACGGTGGTTTAGCACCTGGACTTACAGTATTAGCTGGTCCTTCTAAACATTTTAAAACTTCATTTGCATTAATTATGGCAGCTGCATACTTAAAAAAGTATGACGACGCTGTATTATTGTTTTATGATTCAGAGTTTGGTTCGCCTTCATCATACTTTGAAAATTATGGTATTGATACAAAAAGAGTATTACATACACCTATTACTAATGTTGAAGAACTTAAATTTGATATAGTAGGTCAACTTGAAAATTTAGATAGAAACGATAAAGTTGTAATAGTTATTGATTCAGTTGGTAACTTAGCATCTAAGAAAGAATTAGATGATGCTATAAACGAAAAATCAGTTGCCGATATGTCAAGAGCTAAAGCGCTTAAAGGTTTATTTAGAATGACTACTCCATATTTAAATATGAAAAATATACCTTTAATTGCAGTAAATCATACTTATCAAGAAATTGGTTTATTTCCAAAAGCTGTAGTTTCAGGTGGTACAGGCATTTATTATAGTGCTGATAACATATGGATATTAGGCCGTCAACAAGACAAAGTTGGTACTGAAATTAGAGGTTACCACTTTGTGATTAACGTGGAGAAATCAAGATATGTTAAAGAGAAGTCTAAAATACCTATTTCTGTCAGTTGGGACGGTGGTGTGCAGCATTACTCTGGCCTGCTTGACGCTGCTTTGTCTGGCAATTATGTTGCTAAGCCCAGCGTTGGTTGGTACTGTAGGGTTGATAAATCTACTGGAGAATTGGTGGATCCAAAAGTTCGAGAAAAAGATACATTAACTAAAGAGTTTTGGAAACCTATTATAGAAGATACTGATTTTAAACAATACTTAATGAATAAGTATTCAATAGTAAATAAGTCAGCAATGATAGATGAAGAAGAATAAATGAGAGTTCACATACAAAATATTGGCGGTTTAGTTGCCAAAGAAGACGATAGATATATTGTAAAAGATAATATAACATTAAAAAATCTAGTACTAAGCAGCACTCGACTTCAACCACGCAAATCAACAACAGGGCATAAACATCCAGGTCAAGAAGAAGTATATTATTTCGTTGAAGGCACTGGCAAAATGGAATTAGATAAAGAATGGATTCCTGTGAATCCTGGAGATGTTGTGTTAATTGAAGATGGAGTATTTCATCGTGTACATGCTGCAGATGAAGAACTATATTTTGTATGTGTATTTGACGGAACTCGAGGACACAAATGAAAGAAGGTATAGATTATCAAATAATTCCAGATAGAAACGACGAACAATCTTGGAATGTTAGAATTTTAAAAGGAATATTTACTGAAACAGTTCTTAAATATGGAACTGTTAAGTTTAATGAAATACCTGAGAATATGTCATTTGATTTTATAATAGTATATACACCTGATACAGAACTTAAAGTAAGTGATGAAAAACTACAAGAGTTTGCTGGATATATGCTTGAAAAGATTATGGCCCAAGGTATAGAAGAAGGCAGCGTTATAACAAAGGAAATTAAAAATGGAAAAAGTGAGTAGCACTACAAGATTAATCTTATTAATGGATGAAATAGCCATTGCTAAAAGTCAACTACGACCAGAAGACACTGGTCATATACACACTGCAATCAGTTACTTAGAAAGTAGAGTTGATGAAGTGTCAATGAAAATCGATAATGATTTAAAGAAAGTAGCATATGCCAACTAATTTAGAACAAACTATATTACGAAATCTTCTTACTAATGAAGACTACATGCGCAAAGTATTGCCTTTTATAAAACCTGATTATTTTCAAGGTATTTATAAAGTCTTATTTAATGAAGCAGGTGTATTTGTATCTAAATATAATAAGTTGCCAAATGCCGAATCATTTAAGATCGAACTTGATCAATCAGAAAAATTAAGTGAAGAGCAATACAGTATGGCAGTAGATATTGTGCCTCAATTATTTAATAAGAATGATGTAGACGAACAATGGTTACTTGATACTACTGAAAAGTGGTGTCAAGATAGAGCAATATATAATGCTATTATGGAATCAATATCAATTATTGATGGTAAGCATGAACAATTGACTAAAGGTGCTTTACCTGATTTATTAAGTAAAGCACTTGGTGTTGGCTTTGATCTTAAAGTTGGTCATGACTATACAGAGAATGTAGAGGAAAGATATGATTTCTATCATACAACAGAAGACAGACTACCATTTGATTTAGAATACTTTAATACAATCACCAAAGGTGGTGTCCCACGTAAAACTCTTAATATTGCTCTTGCTGGTACTGGTGTCGGTAAATCTCTTTTTATGTGTCACGTTGCTGCCTCATCTTTAGTTCAAGGCCGTAACGTATTATATATTACAATGGAAATGGCTGAAGAAAGAATTGCAGAAAGAATCGATGCTAACTTATTAAATTGTCCTATTGATCAACTTGATAAATTATCAAAAGATCAGTTTACTACAAAAGTAAATGACATTGCACGTAAAACAACTGGTAAGTTAATTATAAAAGAATATCCTACTGGTTCTGCGCATTCTGGTCATTTCAGAGCATTGCTTAATGAACTTAAATTAAAAAGACAATTTGAACCAGATTTAATTTTCATAGATTATTTAAATATATGTTCAAGTGCAAGAATGAAAGCAATGGGAGGATCGATCAATTCATACACTTACATTAAAGCAATTGCTGAAGAACTTCGTGGCCTTGCAGTTGAATTTAATGTACCGGTCTTTTCTGCAACGCAAACAACTCGTTCTGGTTTTAGTAACTCGGATGTTGGGCTTGAAGATACAAGTGAGTCTTTTGGATTACCTGCAACAGCCGATCTAATGTTTGCTTTAATATCTACTGAAGAACTTGAAAAACAAGGTCAGTTTATGGTTAAGCAATTAAAGAATAGATATAATGATCCAACGAATCATAAAAGATTTGTGGTTGGTGTTGATCGTAGTAAAATGCGTCTATATGATGTAGAAGAAGGAGAACAAACATTAACAGATGATACACCAGTATTTGATAAAACGACAACTGGTAAACGATTTGCAGACTTTAAATTATAATGACATGGGACGACTTTAAAGAAGGTCAATTGATATTAGATCCAGCAAATAGGCCATGGGAATACGATGGTGATGGAACACAGATATATAAATTAGAGTGTAAATTTGGTTCTAAAACACCATGGGACGGCGGTTACCTACTTTGGAAAAAACAATACGGAAGTGAATGGGAAAAAGAATGATAGCAAAATTAATTTCATATAGCAAACCATCTGAGTTTGAAACACATGAAGAAGAATCGAATTTAACATCCTGTCAAGATCTAATTGCATATTGTGCAAGAGTATCTAATCCATCAGGACAAACAAATACTGCAACTAATGAAAAGCTTTTAAAGTATCTTATTAAACATCAGCATTGGTCACCATTTGAAATGGTTAGTGCTTGTATTGAAATAAATACAACAAGAGATATTGCTAGACAGATATTAAGACATAGAAGTTTTAGTTTTCAAGAGTTCAGTCAAAGGTATGCTAATCCAGTTGATGAATTAGAATTTATAACTAGAGAAGCAAGATTACAAGATGATAAGAATAGACAAAGTAGTGTCGAAATTGATGATGAGGCTTTCCAAACAGATTGGGAAAGAGAACAGAAAAGAGTTATCTGGATGTGTAAACAAGTATACAACGCTGCAATTAAAAAAGGTATTGCAAAAGAAGTTGCCAGAGCAGTCTTACCTGAAGGATTAACTACATCTAGATTGTATATGAATGGAACTATAAGAAGTTGGATTCATTTTATTGAACTAAGATCTAGTAATGGCACACAGAAAGAATGTAGCGAAGTTGCAATAGCCTGTGCAAAAGCAATATCAAAGATATTTCCAATGGCTGATGATATATTATCGCAATGACAATTACCTATATGAAAGATGGTTCATCTAAAGCCTGGGATAAGACACCACGTAGCTATGAAATCAAATGGCCAGATGGCAAGAAAGAAGTATGGAAAGATATTACTGCTCGTGATTGTTTAACAAAATATGAAAATATGAATCCATATGGAAGTAATCTTGAAATAAGAGAAATAGTTGGTAAAGAATTACAATTACAGAAAGTAATGAACAATGACAAATGATATTAATAAAGTTACGCCATTACACGATCTCACATGGTATATTAAATGGACAGCGTGTGTTTTTATACTGATTGCAGTAGCGTGTCGTAGTGTTAATGAAATTCCTAAAGTTTATGATGTAGTCTTTAGCCTATTAGGAACATTTGGATGGTTCTGGGTAGGATACTTATGGCATGATAGAGCACTTATAGTATTGAACGCAGTATTAGTATTTATGTTAACTATTAGCACGTTGAGGTATATGCTATGACAAATAAGTATACTCAAGATATGACAGGAACTGGCGATCATATAACATTACCAGCTTATAAAGAGATGATAGGTACTACATCTATGGTTCACTTCGGGTCTCAGCGATCATCTGAGGGACTGCAATTAGAACTGTTTCCGGAATTAATTCAAGATCCGGAACCAGAAAGATATTATGATTGGATGATGTGGAAACTTCGTTCGTCTAGTTAACATGTTATGTTTATTTTCCTTTACTTTTAGAGAAAAGTATGGTATAATATATCTATTAAAATGAAAAATGCGGAGAATATAAAATGTATACACGTGAAAATATGATTAAATTTGCAAAGGAAAACTTTGAAGATATCTTTAATAATCTTGGTAAAATTGAACAAGGTAGTTTACTAGGAAATATAACAGAAGTAGCTGTGGTTAAAAAAAGAATAGCAGTAGGTACAGACGTTTCAGGTTCTGATATGATTGAAAATGGTTTAGAAAAAGAAATAAAATCATGTTGGTCTTTAAACGGAGGTGTGGCAAGATTTGGAAACATTTCAAGTAAAAAAGATAAATGTCATTCTTTTGTGTTTATTGATGGAGTTAATAATAAAGAATATGAAGTTCCTCATGATATCGTTTTCAGTAAAATGAAAATAACAAAAGCGGCTGGAGGAGAAATCAGAGCTTCTAAATATAATATGCCAATATTTTCAAAATATGAGGTTAACTATTTAACATGTTAATAACAAACTTTACAATAAGTGAAAATAACTGTGTACATTTGCCTAAAAGCATGGTATAATAGTACTATAAAATAAACCTAACGGAGAATATATTATGTCTAAAATGATTAGTGTTAATAGTTTAGAAAAGATGATTAAAGACGATCCTAAAAAGATTGGAATGTTACTAAAAACTTTACCTTATAAAATTAAAGAGGAAAGCAAACGTGATGATCCTAGTATGTCAATAATGAAGGCTCTTACTAGTCGGCTCGTAATGGTTACACGATTAG